CGCGGTCATGGATGCGGCAACCGAGATTCAACCCTTCTTCGGCGGGCTGCCGGTCAAGGCGGTGCCGCTCGAAACCGTTCGCGACGAGTTTTACCGGCGCTACCCGGGCGGCTCGGGCGACGAGCTGCAAAAAGCCAACACGCGGCAAAAGGCGTGGAATGCGGTCCTTCTCCTCGCCGTGGATGCCACAAACGGCCACGCTTGTTACCGGCAAATCGGGGAGCGTGAATGGATATGGCCGCTGTGATGTTATGCAGACCCAAAAACAGGAAAAAGGAAATTACCGTGTTTCTCAGGAAATCCTACCGGCCCTCCGGAGGCAGGAAAAAAGAAAAGGAAATCCCTCCCTCTCCTGTAAGGAGGGTTTCTTTTTCCTTTTTTTCCGAGGGCGTAACTCCGTCCAAAAACAGGAAAACTGAGGACTCGTGGCAACCGCTGGGAGAGGTCGCCGCCAGAATCGTCGAGCGCTTGCGATGATCTCCCCTCGATCCCGCGAACCGAACGGACGATTGCGGCGCCAGTTCGCACGCATGGACGAAGCGCTGATCCGCAAAACCGCCAGCCAGCCCCACCGGCGCGGCGAAGCCACAACCGCCGGCGCCATGCCATGGCAGCGCGCCATCAAGGCCAAAAAAATCCGCGATTGGCGACTCGGCGGCTATTCCGGCGGCCAGCTCGAACAAGCGGGCCTCGCCTTCACAGAAGTCCGCGAAAACTACCTGCGCGCCATCGGGGCCCCTCGAGGCTTCACGTCGAGACGCGGAAAGGGAAGCGACCTCCCGCCAAGCTTGCGGCGCAAATGGCTGCGGCAGTGGGCCGAGGCGTGTGCCGCGCTCGGCAATGGCCTCTTGCTGGCCATCCTGGGAGCCGTAGAGGCGCATCCCGAGGAGGACGAGCGGCTATGGACCCGCCAGCAGACAAACGCCGTCAGCGACGCTCTCAAGCGGCTTGCCGTGCATTTCGGGATTTGAGCTTGACTTGCGGTGCCTCGCGCTACTTCACAATCAGGGCAGGAGAAATACGCCATGAAAGTCCTCGCAACCGACGGAGATCTGCGAGTCATCGCAGCCGACCATCTGCAATGGGCAATCCAACGACGCCCCCGCTTCGAGGAAATGCCGGAAAATCAACGGCCGCCTCGCCCGCCAGCCCCCGACGAGGAAAACTGGAAAACCATGCAGTACTTCCGGGAACGCGACGCGCTCGCGCAACGCCTGCGCCAACTGGAAGCCCCGGAAAGCCTCGTCTCAACCGCCATGGAATTGCCGGCGGAATTCCCGGAGCCGCAGTACGTGGAACAGGACGAACGGGCAGCGCCGGCAAAATAGGGTTTGCCGGTTATCTCCGCTTGACTCGCGGTGGAAAAGTTCGAACGCCGGCTTGACTGCGAAAGAAAATTTCAACAATTGTCAGTTGCGCAGTCTGAAGTTGCGCGCCCCGGCCCTTGCTCGCAGCAGGGCTTTTCGCATTTGTGGATACACTTTTGCGCAAACCAGAAAGTCCCCTCAAAACCCCCCGATTGAGACCGAATAAGACCTCGGAAGGTCCGCCAGGGGCAGGAAAAGACCCGAAAACAGGGCGATTCGTAACGGGGAATAGCGGCGGCGGTCGGAAACTCGGCACGCGCCGCGACCTCGAACTGGCGCTCGTTGACGCGGTTGTGCGCGACTTCGCGGAACACGGCGAGACAACCATTGAGCGAGTGCGCCAGGAAGACCCTGCAACCTACATGCGCATCGCCGCCGGCCTTCTGCCAAAGGACGTGAACGTCAATGTCCGATCAGATCTCGGAATTGATAGCCTTGTTCAGCGAGTCCGAGAGCTGGCCGCCCGAGGAGCAGGCCGCGCTGAAGCCCCTGTGGCCCGAATTCCGCAGATTATTGATCAAGAGCCGACTAACGGAGTGGGCGATTCAGTGCGGCTTCCGGCCCGCAAGACATCACCGGGTGATCATTAGAGCATTGGAGGAGGTCAACCGGGGCGAAACCGACCGGCTGATCCTGACGCTTCCGCCCGGGTCCGCCAAATCGACCTATGCGAGCGTGCTGTTTCCGCCGTGGTACCTGGCCAACCATCCGAAAAACCTGATCATTGCTGCATCGCACACGGTCGAGCTGGCGGAGCGGTGGGGGCGAAGAGTTCGCAACCTCATCGAAGAGCACTCGGATACGCTCAACTTCGGAATACGCTCCGACAATGCCGCGGCGGGCCGTTGGGAAACGGACGCAGGCGGCGAATACTTTGCGGCAGGTGTCGGAGGCTCGATTGCAGGCCGGAGAGCCGACGTGCTGCTGATCGACGATCCGCTCCGCTCGGCGGAAGACGCCGACAGCAAGATCATTCGCGACAAGCAATGGGATTGGTGGACCGGCGATTGCCAGCCTCGCCTCAAGCCCGGCGCCTCGGTGATCATCATCACCACGCGCTGGCATGAGGACGATTTGGTCGGGCGCCTCCTGGTCGAGGAGCCGGAGCGCTGGAAGGTCTTAAATATCCCGATGGAATCGGAAAGCCTCGACGATCCGTTAGGGCGACCGATCGGCGCCCGGCTCTGGCCCGAGTGGTTCACGGCCGAGATGGTGGACGTGGCCAAGCGCAACCCTCGCATCTGGTCGGCTCTGTATCAGGGCCGACCGGCGCCCGACGAGGGGAGCTACTTTAAGCGCGAGTGGATCATCGACGTTGATCGCTTGCCGGAGAGGTCTGCGCTGAGGGTATACGGCGGCTCGGACTATGCCGTCACGTCAGACGGTGGTGATTACACGGTGCACGTCGTGCTCGGCGTCGACGACGAGCGCAACCTCTACCTGCTCGACCTGTGGCGCCGGCAAGCCTCCTCGGAAGTCTGGGTCGAGGCTTTTTGTGACCTCGTCAAGAAATGGCGCCCGATGGGATGGGCGGAGGAAACAGGCCAGATCCGATCCGGCGTCGGGCCGTTCTTGCTCAAGCGACAACGGGAACGTCAAGCGTACGTGGTCCGCGAGCAATTCCCGACCCGGCACGACAAGGCCGTGCGCGCTCAAAGCATACGTGGCCGCATGGCCATGCAAGGGCTGCGCGTGTTGCGTTCGGCACCGTACCGCTCCGACCTGATCGACGAGCTCTTGCGCTTTCCCGTCGGCGTGCATGACGACCAGGCCGATGCGCTCGGGCTCGTGGGCCAGTTGCTCGACCAGATGCTGGCGCCGGTCAAGGACAAGATCGAGCTAAAACCGCGCCGCGACGCCTGGGACGATGCCGGGCGCAGCGGTGTCAGTTGGCAGACGGTATGACAATGATCTGGTGGCCGCTCTCGCGATTGCTGACGACCGACGAAGCGGAACGCCACTTGGAACTTAAGCCCGGAACGCTCGCACGCTTGCGAAAGCGGCAAGAAGGCCCGCCGTTTATCCGGTACGGTCGAGCGATCCGCTATGCGACGCATCATCTGGACGCTTATGCGTGCGGCTATGGCGGCGAGCCTGCTCCGGTCAATCGCGAGATAATCTGAAAGCTGACTGCCATGCCTCTTTCGCTCGTCGTCGATCGCACGGCCGACATCCGTGACGAGGAAGACGATCCTTTTGGCTTGTCTTCACTTGTCAGACGCTTTGAAGAATCTGAAGAAGCCTCGTTTGAAGCCCGCGAATTGGCTGAACGCGACAGACGTTACGTAGACAACGATCAGCTCGACGAGAAGCAGATCAAGGAACTTGAGGCACGCGGACAGCCGGTCGTCATCATCAACCGGATCAAGAGAAAAATTGACTTCCTCGTGGGTCTCGAAAAGCAGCAACGCACGCGGCCTCGCGCGTTGCCGCGGACGCCCAAGCACGAACAGGACGCGGAAGCCTGCACGGACGCGCTCAACTACGTGATCGACGATGCGGACTTCAAGCAAACGCGCAGCGCGGTGTGGCGCAACATGCTCGTCGAGGGCATCGGCGCCGTCGATGTGTGCGTCAAGGGCTACGACGACAGTTATGCCGGCGATGCCAACGAGATTTGCATCGAGATCAACCGGTTTCGGTGGGATCGTTTCTTTCACGATCCGCATAGTCTGGAACTCGATTTCTCGGATGCCTCTTACCTCGGCGGCGTCTGGTGGATGGATCTTGAGGACGCGGTCGCGCGCTGGCCGGATCGCGAAGAGGAGCTGGAAGCCACTCTAACGGAAGCGACCAACAGCGAGACCTACGACGACAAGCCGACCTATCAGGTATGGGCGGACAGGAAGCGCAAGCGGCTGCGCGTCGTGCAAATGTGGATCAAGCGCGGCGGCGGCAAGAAGGCCGACGACTGGTATTTTGCGGAGTTCACGAAGGGCGGCATTCTTCTCAGCGGCAAGAGCCCGTACGTCACGGACGACGGCGACAGCGAGCCCGGCATGGTGGCGCAATCGGCCTATGCCGATCTTGAGGGCAATCGCTTCGGCGCGGTGAGGGAGATGATTAGCCCGCAGGATGAAATCAACAAACGCAGAAGCAAGTCGCTCCACCTCCTCAACAGCAATCAAATTCTGTACGAGGAAGGGGTCGTCGACGATCTTGAGAAGGCCAG